CTTTAGAGACGGCCAAATCATTATTGGCTGACTTCTCTGCCTCTTTAATAAACGCCTGCTCGTTGTGTCCAAGCCGCTGCTTAAGAGTTTTAATCTCTTGCTCACGGATCTGGGCAAACTTAAGAGCTTCTTCTCGCTCTCGCAGGGCACGCTCTTTCTCACGACGCTCGTCGTGCCAGACCTTTTTCATCTGGGAGAGACGCTTCTTGACTTTCTCGGAGTACTCCTCAAGGTCGTCATTATCAAGCTCGTTCACTACCTCCTTGGGTAGCGGCTTACGGCCCCGGTCTTCTGGCGGGGTGTCATCCTCAATCTCTATCTCAATTTCATCCGTAACGTTTTGATTAGCCTCGGCTTTTTGTCCAGCCTCCGCCTCAATCTCGTCCGGGAACTTAAATTCGGTTTGATCATTAGCCATAATGTTTTACCTCACACGCGACGAATGCCACGGGGATCGTCTACAACTGCTTCCACCGTGTCGTCGTTGATGATGCGGAACTCTCGTCCGTGGATGACCAACCGGGTACCGGCATAGGGTCGGGTCAACACAAAGTCGCCCTCCTTACACCACGGGCCAGTCGGAAAGCGGTCCTTATCTTGGTAGCAAAGGTTGCCCATCTTGATGACGAACAGGACGACCGTAGTCATCTCTTCCGTCCTCTTGGTGTCCTCAGCCTTGATGATGCCGCCTTCGTACTCCTCCTCTACGTGCGGAACCGCACAGAGGATTCGATACCCCTTCGGGTCTGGCAGTTGAGAGGCTTTCTTTGCCTCCTCCTGCGTCTTTTCAATATCAATATTACTCATCGTCGCGCTCCAAGCGTTTTGCAAGGTCTTTGATGTAGCCGGTTGCAAGGTCAAGACCCTGAAGTGCTCCACACAACCGTTTGTACTCACCTTCATCCAATTTGCCTTGGATGAGGCTTTCTATGATCAACGTGCGCTCCTCCTTGAGTTTGGCCTCAAGGTATTCCAGAGCGTTGCTATACGCCATTTACCTATCCTCACTTACCTCCCGGACCGGGAATCTTTCTCGACCGTGGGCTAGTCGCCATCGGGTTGACGCTGCGTTGCGAGGACTGATCTTGTGCCTTCGCAATCTCAACGCCGAGTCTCGTACCCTCAAGCTGCTGCCGGTTCGATTCTTGCGCCTTGTGCTTCTCGATATCCGCACCAAGTCGTGCTGCATCAAGCTGCTGCCGACCAGAGATCTCGGCCTCGCGTAGGCGAAGCTCGTCTTCCTTGGCGGCTGCGTCGATGATGTTTTTCTCTTGTTTGAGACGCAGTTCTTCCTGCTTTACCTGCATCTCCATCTGCGCCTTCATCTGCTTGGTCTGAGCCTCCATCTGCTTGATCTGGAGGTCCATCATCTGCATCTGAACAAGCGGGTCTTGCTGTTGTTGAGCAATCTGCTGCGCCTGCATCTCGGCCTGATCCTTCTGAAAGAGGCGTTGCGCTGCAACGGCGCTGATCTGCGACAACTTAATCTCCAACTCTGGAGGCATGTCGTATTCTTCGTTGTCGTCTTGCGGCAGGGGCGGCAGGGCCACACCAAGCTGTTTCTCGATCTCTCGGCGGTACTGGAACGCCAAGTGCTCCATGATGTGCGACTGGAGTGCAGCGTTGATCTGCTGCCCCATCGGGTTTTGACCAATAAGCTGAGCCATCTTCGGATCACTGCCAAACGCCATGTGAACCTGAATGTGCGCTTCGTGGTCTTGGTACATAAACGCCTTGAGCGGATTACCCGTCATTGCGTCCATATTCTCCGTGACCGGATCGCGTGGCTTCTGATCGTCCGGCATCGGCACCAACTTCTCCGCATTCCTAACACCCAACACCTCGATCATCTGACGATGTAGGAGCGGGAGGTTGTATAACTGCGGGGCTTGTTGAGCCAACTGCATCACGGCTTGGTACTGAACCACCTTCTGCGACATCGTTGCCGCGTTCGGATCACTGACCGGGATGACATCTACATCGTCATAGTCGGACTTCTTAGCTTTACGCGAACCGACTTCAGGCTCGTATGAATACTCTTCCGGTGTGTAGTCTCGGATGATCGCAGCAAGCAGTTTGAACTCCTGCTTCATCGCGTAGTAGATGCGGGCTTGAACAGCCGACATCACCTTCAGAACGCGCTCCAAGATGGCTAGTGTGGTACCGACCGGCGCTTGGCTCGACATATCGCTGACTTTGAGATCCGATACCGCAGCAAAACGGCGTCCTTCTTCAACGATCTTATCGAGCATCAAAGCCAAAACTTGGCTCGGCTCTTTGTACGGCAAGGGGAGAATGTTGTCCCGCACCGCACCACTTGGAATATCTACGTCTCGCCACTCACCCGGAGCGATTGGAGTATCGTCTCCCTTAATTCGTAGTCCTCTAGATTTGAGTCCTCCGGGAAGATTACTGAGGGTTCCGGCGTCCACCAGTTGTCGAAGGAGGGACGTTGCAGCTTTACTGTGTCCCCCGATAAGGTGAATAAGGCCGAAGTAGTAAAATCCAAATCCGGGGATATATCCGTAATGGACAAAGTGCTGTCGTTTGGCTTTGAGTTCATCGTCTTCTCTCCAGTTCCTGCGAATTGCTAGAACTGTTCCCGTTCCCTTCTCAATCGTCACCACGTAGGGGAGAGCGATCCCGGTCTCGTGGTTCTCATCATCCACATCCGGATAACCCGGCAGATCAATGTTCACGTGCATCTCAAGCAACTGGAACCTATCGTCCATGCTTGCACTGAAGCCTTGATCCTCAGCCTTCTGCTTCTCCACCTCGTCCATGACGCGAACCGGTTCACCCAAGTCCACATCACGATAGAACCCAGCGTACTGAAGCTTGGCTAACTCATTCTTAGTCTTACGCATCCGGTGCGTAACACGCTCAGCCGTCTCAAGGTTCGCAGCACCGTAGGGCACCACGATATCTTCAGCCGGGATATACACAGCAGTCTGGCGACCCAACGACGGATCGAAGTACACCTTCTTAAAGGCGTTACCCGCCAAGGCCATCGACAGCAGCATCCGCTCGTGTTCCGGGCGGTACTCCTTCATTACCTCGGTGAGTTGGAAATTCATGTCATCAACGACACGAACAGCAGACTCTTTCTTCTCTGCCGTTTCCTTGCCGATGATCTTCGCCTTGACCGGACCCATTGCAGGGAAGGTCTCCATGATCGTCTCGGATTGGAACTTAACAGCCGACTCCATCAAGAGCGGGTGGAACACGCCACACGCACCCGGCCACGGCTCGGTACGGTCTTCGTACCGAATACCCAAAATCTTCAAACCTTTAACGTAGGTATCTAGCCAATCCTTTCTTGAACTTAAATCCTGTTCGTACTGCCCGATCAATTCAGAAGCAAGGCTCTGAAGTTCGTTCTCGCCCATGTACTCGGCAAGGTTGGCATCGAACTCATCGGCACGAGGCTCGGCTTTAGACATCTCAATGACGGCACCATCTTCGTCAGAGAGTCCTTCGACCTCAATCTCGATCTCAATCGGCTCCATCTCAGCGGCAAGGACCGCGATACCTTGGGGAGCCTCCATCACACTTTTATCGACGGCCATCTAAGTTCTCCTAATAATATGCTTCACGACGATGGCTCTTAAACCATCGGGTCGGTTCCGGTTCGTCGGATGGAAGCTGAATAAAGCCCCCCTGTCTGAATCGAAGTAGGGCTAGGGTGGTGGCGTCCACCAAGTCGTCATGGGTACCGGAGGGGAAGTCGTTGCATTCCTCCACTACCTCCCAAGCCCAGCGTCGGTCAGGCACCCAGACTATACCGGAAGAGAATAGATCGGTAACTGCGTTAACTCTTGAAATCTTATCCTGTCCCTTACCGGGGGTGAACTCAGCAATCGGCACACCCATCCGCCGCATCTCCTGATACAGCGCCGCACCGTTGGACTTCTTCTCCACGATGAACGTGTCCGGGTTCCACTCCTTATATTGCTCAAGGACAAGGCTCTTTAGTTCCGGAAACTCCAGCCGCTCTTTGATCGCGTTCAGGAGGATGATGTTGTAGTTCTGGGTCTCCTCGTTCTTAAAGACCCCCCAAGTGAGCAGGGCGTTGTAGTCCGAGCGGTTCGTTTTCTCTTGGGCAGCGTCGAGCGTCATAATAATGTGCTCGCACATCGGAGGATTCTCTGCCTCCCAGACCTGCCACCACTCTCTCTTTATAAGAGCGCCTTCCTCGGATGTCGGCTGCTGCATGTACTGGGCTTGCCAATACCGAACGTCCATACTGGCCTTCTTCGCCAGCAACTCATCAATACCCCAGAACTCAGGCCATAGCGGTTTGTCGTTCAGGATGGCAGGGAACTCGACCACTTCCCACTGATCTGCCCCTTCTTCGCGGGTCATGTGATCCACGATCTTGCCGGTTAAGTCCTGCTTACTCCACCGCGTCATCACTACGATGATCGCGCCACCCGGCATTAGTCGTTGGACCGGTCCCGACTGGAACCATTCCCAAGCAGGCTCAAATACGTCAGCTCTTCCTTGCTTGGCTTCTTGTTCAGAATGAGGATCATCAATAATGAATAGATCAGCGCCCCGACCAGCCAAGGCACCACCAACGCCAATAGCAAAATACTCACCGTTAAAATTTGTACCCCAACGAGAAGCACTTTTACTGTCTGCTTGAAGCTCGACACTAGGAAAGATGTCACGATAGTTCTCCGCTCCCACCAAATTACGCACCCGACGACCGAAGTTCACCGCCAAATCCGCTGTGTGCGAGGCCATGATGACCTTTTTGTGCGGGTATTTGCCGAGGAACCACGCAGGAGCGAGGTAACTGATCATCTCTGACTTGCCGTGACGCGGGGCGATGTTGACGATCACCCTTTTCTTCACGCCGTTGGCAATTTCTTCAAAGATTCTCGCTAGTTTCCGGTGGTGAGGGCCAACTTTATAGCCGGGGTACACGTGATTGATGAAATCGAGGAAGGAATCCTTCCCTTTTGCCTGCGTTAGCTGGTTCTGGTACGTCTTAAGTAGCTCAGCAACACGCCGTTTCTCCTTGTCCGGCATTTTTGGCAGGGCAAGTTTGAGTTTGTTGATGTTTTCTTGGGTCAGCTGCACAATTTTTAGTCTTTTAGCAGGTCACGGATGCCTTGCGTCTCCGGTCCCCACAAACCAATCGGGCATCTTTGCCCTTTTAGCCGTGTTTTAGCTGCGATGATGCAGCCGCAACGCTTACAAATCCCCATTTTGTTGTGTTCACAAGGATCGCAGTGAGCACGGCGGTCCTCAATCGTCCTTTCTCTAGCCAACAGAGACATTCTTTACCCCACTTTCTTCGTCAATAACCGTGTATTCGATGCCTTCCAAGACCGAGAGAAGCTCTTTCTCGACCTCTTCAATCGGCTTAATGATGTGCGTGACCTCGCTGCGCTTCTTAAACGCATCAACGCCGTCCACTTCGCCTAACTTAGTGATGGCTTGGATACGGGTCTTGCTGTTTTCAGCGTGTTCTACCTCGTAGACCAGCTTGTTTACGACGTAGAGTTTTAGTTCTGATAGATCGTCCACGATAGCGCAGTTGCTCTGCGCGACTAACCCGGCCAAAAACGCCATCGTCTCGTTCGGGTATTTGCTGTAATCAATACGGGTCTTGGGATTAGCGAGGTGGGCAGTGGCGATTTCTTTCGCTGCCGTGATGTCATTCTCGTCTGGGCAGAGCGGCGTCCCAGTCAGGTCGGAAATTAGCTTAATTGTC